AAATTTTAGGATTGTTTGGCAAGGTGTCATCTAATTTGATCCATGTCATTTTGCGCCTCCTTTACATTCTTTAATCATGTCTAATGAAATTCCCATTTGTTGTAATGATTTAAGCCCTCTAATGCGTTGATTTGGATACTTCAATGGTTCATCAATGCTTGCCCGCTCCTGGCTAGTCATGCCGCCCCACATTCCGTAATTTTCATTTTGAAACGCGTAGGCTAAACAATCTTTCCAAATAGGGCAAGAGACGCAAATAGATCGCACTGCATTGATGTGATCATAAGCATCAACAGATCTTTGTTCTTCTATGTCGTAAAAAAGATCTGTGTGAACTTCTAACCGCCGACATTCTGCATCTTCCCAATTTACTTCTGTGTACTTGGGCAACCTTCTTCTCCTGTCGGATCGTAGTAGGGGCAGAAGTCTGCGCAAAATGCCAGTGGTTTTTCAGGCCGTGGTTTTAGTTGTTGCGCAACCATTTCACGCGTTGTTTCTAAATGCTCTAGTGCTTGCAATGCAATTTCTTCATCATAAGGTTGCATGTACACTAAAATGTCTGACATTTTTCCATCACGGGGAATACCCACTAGGGCTACATCTTTGACTGTATAACCATTTTGTATGAGCAAATAGCCGTAAAGATGTATTTGCCACACCTGTTGTCTGTTGTTGCCACCAAAGTAACGACCGCTACCTTTCTTGATTGTTTTCCAATCAATTACGGTGTGATTGATTTTGTCATAGCAATCTACATGGCCAGGAACACCATTGGCTTCTACGGCAATTTCTAACTCATACTGAACACCAAAAGGATCTTCACGCCTGATGGCTTCTTCAATGCCTGTGTGAATGTAAGTTCCCAGTATTGCGCCCAACTTGTCACCAACATTAGTTGCTTGTGTCTGCGCAATGTCATGCCAAAGTCTGCGCTGACACCCACCAATTGCAGATGGCCCAATGGCTGTCTGTTGTGATCTAGCCCTGGCATTGTCGTTGGCTACCAAAGTCTTAGTAACCATCTCCTGTAAATCAATCACAAATTATCCTCATTCCATTGTTTGCCATGTAAATCTTCTTTAGTTGCCATGAATTCCGCTTCTAACTTTTCAATTTTCTTTTTAATTTTGTACAGTTTCCACATCATGCGCATGGGGTACACCCAATAACCCAAAAATAAACCCGTCACAAAATAAATCATGTTAGATCCATACTTGTGCGTACTGATGTACCAACTGAGCGAGCAATGTCCACCTGCATCTTGAGCCTGGTGGTATTACCGCGTGAGGCTAAAACTTTGGCTTGAATGATCGCAAGATCTTTGTGTAATTCTTCATTTTGAATTAACGCCAAATCTTCTCTTTCTCCTACTGTGTAATTCTTACCAGTCGGTGAAGATTTAGTTGCCAAAGTAATGCGTGATTTAGCCATAGAAATTTCATAATCCGCTTTAACGCTATGGTAAATAGTTTCTACTTCTACCAAAACTTTATGCGCTTCATCTACTTCTTTGGATAACCCGCGCAATTTTTGCTCCACCATTGCGGGCGTAATAATTTCACTCATCAACTGCTTCCTCTTTCACCAGGCTGATGTTTGAATTCTCGCGCTTGTTTTGCAAAACAATTACTTTGCCCGCGTCTGATGACATGTTAAAAGGGTCAGGCGTAAGCATGAAGCCTGCGTTGTCTAACTTTTCTGCAAGATCTTCAGGGAACATGTCTAATTCCTGAGCCAATGCTCGTATTGCAATAATGTTAAAATGAACAGCAACCTTTAATCCGTTTGATGGTTCAAACTTATTTTCCTTTTTACTCATTAAATTTTCTCCAATTCTTTAGTTAATTTTGCTCCGTGTCTGTTTACCATGTGAAAAGCGCGCTCAAATTTCCAGGCTGAACCTGTTTTTGTTTTGCCAAACAACTTGTCACATTTTTTGCATTTAACCCATTCAATAATCCTGGTTATAGGCGTGTGACCGCATGTTTCGCATTTAGTCGGTGCTTTTACTTTTCCTGCTTTTCTTTCAATCACAAAACACCTCCGCAATGCTTACATGTATTTGTTTTTCTTTCTGTAATGTTTCTTCCGTTTACAAATGCGGGAAGAACATAAACTGAACAACGATTGCGGCGCTCAGTTAATCGGGCAACCATGCCCTCAAGGTGAAGCACTGAAAGGCAACCTGAAGATTGCCCCGCATGCCATTCAAACATTTCACCTAATTCTTTCCAGGTAAGGCCGCGAATACCTGCCGCACCTAAAGCAACCAAAGTTTGTTTTTGGCGTTTACCAGTTGCTCCGCTTACATCATCTTCAATTACGCGGTCATAACTTGCCTCAGATCCGCGCCAACCTGATGTACCTGCATACGGCTTAAAAGGTAATTCCATGTTATCCATTTAGGGCCGCCCTGCGCGCCAAAATGTGATCACGCAAAGTTACGCCACCAATCACAACTTCCAAAACATCAAAATTTTCTTTCCATTGTTGCTCTAATTCTTTTTCACTATTTTTAGTTTCAACTAATGTGTAAACTGCAAACGCCTGCGCTTTTTCTTCTTCTGAAAATTCGCGCTTTGGCGCAGGTGCTTTAGCCGCAGGTGCTTCAGTTGTTTTTGTTTGGCGGTTGCGTACTTCCTCAGAAGATGCAATGCCCTTTTTTGTATCCACTGCAAGAGCGGCAACCATTGCGCGCCCCCATGCGGCTGTTTCAGCGTTTTGCAATTCAGAGTCACGGGTGAAGTTGGTTGGCCCTGGAATTGGCTCGTACGCCCAACCTACGCCTGGCAATGAGTCATCAGGTGAACGGTATGCGGCGGCGCTGTACACCATGTAACTTTTGATAGATCCGTCAGGCATTTTTACTTCAATTACATAGGGATCTTTCCATGACTGCAATGAACCTTGCGGGAACTTTTCCCTGAACTCAATAATTCTTGTTGCCACATCAATGTAATCTAATGGGCCTTTGTAACTTGCCATTTGTAACCTTCCTGTTAGGGGCTAACTAGCCCGTGTAAGGAGGATTGAACACCATGCCACCGACAAACACAAGAACCCCGTAATTTATGTGCCTGGCGTGTCGGAAATGGCATACTTGAGGCCAGGGGGAAATCATGGCTTACACACAAATCTCAATCCGTTTGGGCGGCCTTGTCGTGGAATTAGGTAGTGAAGCAACTTACCCTGACATGGTGAGCGATTTAACCAATCGTTGTTTAGCAACATTCAAAGATGCTATGGATAAAGCAGAAGAACACGGCGTAGATGTATCAAACATGCGCCTAATTACATCTGAGTATTCAGATGATGATGAGGATTAGTCCAACCACACTTGATACTGGGCTGTTGTTCTGCCCTTAATCGGATCTACAAAATGCAAGCGTTGTGAGGGTCTGCCACTAGCGGCCATTGAGTCACGCGCATAACGGTTATCTGACTCTGTTGAACCTGTCCAATAAATGTTGTAGTGCTTTTGAATTGGCTCTTGTGCATGTCGGTGATAGTGACCTAGAAAAATGTCATGGAAATCGTAATCATGTGCGCCCGCTTTCCAGCGGTTAGCACCTGCAATCCATGCCGCAGGGCTTGCAAATCCTGAACGGCCCAACTCATCACCGTGCATAAGCAGGGCGCGGTAGTTTCCAATTTCAACTTCTTGAATGTCCTCAGGGCAATCTTCCCAGGTTAAACGCTTTTCTCCTGCAAGAATTTGGCGGCTCATTTCGTACACCATGCGATCCACATTGTCAGATTTAGGAACTTCTGCGCGCTTGCCACCAATGCGCCCGTGATTTCCCCACTCCGCAATTACTGTGACCTTTTCAAAATTGGCTAACATTTCGCGCACAAAGTCCACGCAAAGCCTTGAAACACTGGTGAATTGACCGAATAATGAAGCGTCTATCTGCCATAACTGCGCAGGATAATTAAATAAACCTTCAACCATGTCACCGCCAAACATCACTACACACTCTTTTACAGGGTGGTGATGGCGTTGCAAATCAGTCAGGTGTACAACTTTTTCAGAAAACTGCATGACGCGCTCACGCATGATTTCAGTGTTGTAACTGGTTGTAACTTTTGCGCCTTGCCAATCTGTTGTGTGGATCAAAGCCACTTCAGCATTTACTTTGCGCGTGTCTTTTTGTGGCGCAGAAACAGGTGGCACTGCACCTAATGCAATCATTGCGTCATAAGCACCGCGGTGAGTTGCCTCTACTAAATCCTCACTGCGTTCTTTACTTTGCTTGAGTTGTTTTTGCAATCGCAAAATTACCTGGCGTAGTTCTTTTACATCTTGCGACTCAATGCCTTCAGGCATTTCTTGTAATCTTTTTTCAAGGCTCATTTGTGAACACGATCTCCTTGCCGTGGTGTATGTAGCCTTCTTTATCTATCCAACTATCTTCATGCTCTAAATTTGCAGTGATCCGCACTGACTTTGCCGCATCAAACATCAACGCAACAATGGCAGGATCAATGTCCTCTATGTCCAAAAGCGCACCCCACATGCGGCCTATGGCTGTGAAGTTTTTGCGAGCGCTTCCGTATTCACTTTGGCGATCATCAAGAACTTCCTCTACTCTTTTGGACACCTGCAAGTACCATTCCTGTGAATTCTGA